AATTTTTTGAACCAACCCACCCAAACGTTGACCAGAAATAGTGTTCTTTTGAACTAAGTTTCCTAGTTTTTTACTAATAATGTCTTGTTGTGCGCCTTGTTGACCAAGTAAAGATGTAATTGTTGGAGCTAAATTAGTCGCTGCTTCTGGAGTTTTAGAAAGCATACTAATAACACCAGGGATATTTACATTTCCGTTTTCGTCTGTGTTTTGTTGAATAGCTTTAGAAGATGCTTTGTTTAAAGCCATTTCTTGCTGAAGTTGTTGAAGTTGCAAATTACCTTGCTCAATTGCAAGATTGTTCTTTTGCAATCCCATAAGATTATTTACAAATCCACTAAAATCGGGAATGTTTTGTTTTGTAGGAATTATTGAAGCATCTATTGGCATATTTATTCCTTAAATTAAACCGATTAATGCAGCTATATCAGGACTCATACCATAAACAGATGCGTCTGTTGTGGCAGCTCCTGCTCCTCCTAAACCACTTAATCCAGACCATAACTTAGACCCTGCATTTGATAATGCGGTATTCATTCCTGACTTAGCACCAAGAGAATAAATTCCTGAGCCACCAAGTCCTAATTGCATCAAACCATTCATTGCATTTGATTGAGCATTTCCTGCTGCAACTTGTCCTGCTGCGGTTGCATTTGCTCCACCCATCAAAGTATTGCCTACGTTTTGTGCGTTTTGCATACCCATTGTGCCAAGTCCGGCAGCAGCGTTTTGCCCCATTCCTACACTATTCATGTAATTATTAAGGTAATTCTGATAATTGCTCTGAGCAAGTCCAGTTGTATAGTTTTGTAAACCTTTTTGTTGCGCCCCAGATAAATTTTGACCAGTCGCAGATTGTTGGTTTTGTAACTGTTGAAGTCCTTGATTTAGGGTAAATTGATAGCCTGGCACGTTTTGTAATGCAGTTTGTATTCCTGCGCTACCTTGTGGGCCAACCCCTAAAAGGTTCATAAGTTGAGGCATTGTGGCAGTACCAAGTCCCATGTAAGGAGACATATTCTGCTGATTAGTCTGAAATTGCTGATTCTGTAGGTTTGCAGCATAATTTGCAGCGTTGGCTTGAGTTTGGGCAGCGGATTGAGCAGCTTGAGCCTGTTGATTAGCCCCTGTCAAATCTCCAACCAAACCACCAATTGCATTAGTAATAAACGACATTATTCTCTCCCCATCATTACCATAGACCGATAAACACCGTCTCTAAGGTAAGCCTTGCTAATCCTACCCTCCTCGACAAATCCGCACCGTAGTGCCAATTTTAACGCAGAGGTGTTCCATTCACCAATAGTTCCAAGGAACTTTCTTGCTCCTTTTTGCCTCATTTTCTCAAGACAATCTAAAAAGAAAGAATCTACTCCTTTTGCCCCTTTCAACATACAAATGTGAACCTCGTACATTGTCGGAGTTGAGGGCCTAAACATCACAAAACCATGCGTATTTGTGTAGTAAATCTCACCCTCTTGATACCCAAAATTCTCTTTTTTAATTCCGTCAACCTTAACCCACTTCCAAACCCTATCATCTCGCATGACCAATTCAATAAAATCTTTCACAAAATTACCCATCTTGAGCCACTTGGAACGGTAATTGTCACCCCTGAACTGATTGTTACCGGCCCTGCTGAATGAGCAGAATACCCACTTGGGATTGAATAAGTCGTGCCAATTGTCTGATTATTAACAAAAATACCGCCTGATGCACTCAAAATAGGCGCAGTACTACCACTAGGGTAAGTACCAGAAACCGTTAAATTACCAGTTATGTTTAAAGAACCAGTAGTCGGTACTAAAGTATCGGTAACTGCATTTTCATTGATAGCCATGATTAAACGTCCGTTGCGCCTTGGTATTGGCTCATTGTTTTTAACACTTCATATATTGCATGGAGCAAATCACCCTTTCCTGCTATGTCAGCTAATCCAATGTAGTGAGCATGTTCTTGGACTGTGCTCATATTAGCCTCTCTAGCATCTTTGCTATAGTGGACTGCTACTTGAACTTGGATATTATCCTTGTTACCAAAGAAGTTCGTGACTCTGGCATAAGCCTGTGGAGCAGGACTGCCAAATTGTGTTTGTGTGAGGTTGAGTTGTAATGCCATGATTTATTCCTTATAAAAGTTCTGCAGTATCTAATCGGCAATTCCAGTTAATTGTAGTGCTTGCTACACCAGTTACTTTAATTCCTAATCCACCATTTGTAGTATCTGCAACTGCAGTTACTGCTCCAACAATACCCCATCCTGCTGATATAGCACCAGATGTTGCTCCAAGTAAAGTTACAGTTGGTGTTCCAACCATAGCAACTGTACCAACTCCAGAGCCTGTACGTTGAATAACACCTTTAATTTCCCAACCCGCTACATCAGTTGTAGCAGTATTTTTAGCAGATATTAATCCTCTAAATGTGTATACGCTAGAGGTTGATGCAGATGGAGCAGGAAGAACTGCAATATTAGTTGTGCTAGGAGTTGCATTTGCATTATCAGAAACTAATTCTTGAGGAGTTGCAGTTGTAGTTTGTCCACTATATACATTCATTGATGATTGTGAAGCGCCAACCCCTGCACCTGCACCACTAAAAAATGTAGGTCTTCCACCAAAAACTACATTTCCGTAAATGCTTCTTGTTCCTAACCCAAAACCATTTAAAGTTGTTGAATATTGACCTGTTGCATAATTTTGAAAACCACTAACAACAATTGCGCCTGTTGCTGAAGCATTATTTCCGTATCCTGCAATAATTGCAGAATAAGAAGAAGATGCAGAATTTCCAGAACCACCACCAACGTAAGAACTTACACCAGATGCAGTATTTCCTGCTCCTATTCCTGCGGAAAACCAACCTCCTCCAGTAACAACTGCACCTAAAGCAGTAGCTTGATTACCCCATCCACCACCAACAAAACTCCAATCCCCAGATGCGGTATTCCTATTACCCGCAGTCCCTGCATCACCCCCACCACCTACAAAACTATAAGAGCCTGTTGCTTGGTTGTTTCCTCCGCCTACCACTATACCGTGGGGTGTGTAGAAAGATAGGGTTGGTGAACCAGATGCGTTAGCGTTTTGAGATAGGGTTAGTGATGTTCCTGAAATGGCTGAGACATAAGTGTAAGAAACAATGCCTGTACCAGTTATTAACTGACCAACTTTAATGCTTGCATTTGAACCAGATAGGGTGACCGCAGTAGATCCAGATGTTACTGTTGTGGTTGCTTGAGTGGTTACAGTTGAAGCAGATGTGCCTGAATTTGATGCTCCTCCACCAATAATATTAAAATATCCTGCCGCAGTATTAGATAAACCATTACCAATAAAACCGTATGGACTATTAATAGTATTTGAACCACCCGCTACAATAGAAGCATAAGACCCACCTGTATTAACTACATTTCCATTACCCGCACCAACAAATGAATTTCCTGATAGAGAATAATTATTTGCACCCGCACCAACAAAAGATGTATAGCTTGTTGATGTATTGTTTTGACCACCGACAATAACTGATGCGCTTCCACTAGCAACCATTGATGCTGAACTTCTAAGTGTCTGCCAATCCACCGCATTAGCACCCCTAGTATTACCTCCTGTAGCAGTAGAGTCTGTCTTTTGTGCTTGTAGTGCGCCTGTTCCTAAAGGTTGTAGTACAAGAGGTGTATTTGTTCCACCCGCTGCTTTAATTGATGGATAAGAAGCATCACCCACAACTTGAATGTAAGTTGTAGATCCATCGCCAAGGGTTGCAGTTCCTGTGGACTCTAAGGTTGTAAACTTTCCTGTTGAAGCAGTTGTAGCACCAATAGGTGTATTGTCTAATGCAACGGCCTGTAATCCTGAAGATGTAAGTTGCATCTTCCAAGCAGATTTAGCTTGAGTAAAGCCTCCAACGTACCATTGATGGTAATTTGTTGATCCAGTTGAATCAGTTGCGTAAACCAAATTACCAGAATAACTACTGTTTAACGCTGAACCAAATAGATAAGCCTCATTAGGACCAGTACAAGTATAAACAGGATCGGCATAAGTAGGGCTTGTAAATCCTAAATCTGCCCATCCATGTGCGTCAGTGCTATTGCTTGAATAAGCCACCAAATCAGCAGATGAACTAATGCCGTTTTGTGCGTTGTAAACATAAGTCTGAACGTAATTAGTAGTTCCTGGGTTTCCTGTAAAGGCTGCAACTGGGTTTGTCAATCCACCCAAAGCAGACGCAGCGCCCACCAGTAAATAAGTTCCGTTGTATTGAAGTTGTGAACTTGAGTTAAATGCGCTTGTACCGTTTCCGTAAGGAATGTAATTAGCCGTTAAACTTGTTAAACCAGTTCCACCGTTACCAACCGCCACAGTTCCAGTTACGTTAGCAGCGTTTCCGCTAATATTTCCTGTGACTTGAGAACCAGGTAAGCTAAGTGCGCTAAGTGTAGTCAGCGTTGAATTGGAGGTTGCCGTAATGTTCGCAGCAGTTCCAGTTGTATTCTGATTGAACGTAGGCCAGGTAAATGTACCAGTAGAAAAGTTACCAGACTGAGGAGTTCCAAGGATAGGAGTAATCAAAGTGGGGGAGGTTGCCAAAGCTACAACCGTTCCTGATCCAGTCGTTGAGTAAGATGTACCCCAAGCACTACCTGTTGAATTGGGTATCCCTGCGCCTGGATAGACCATTCCTGCTGCAGCGTTAATTGTTATTGCTGCCGAACCGTTATAAGTTGTACCTGAACTGAAAGTAATATTACTTCCTGCGGTCAGATTAAACAAATTATTACCTAAAGCAACTCCCGATATGGTTGAGTTGGCAAGTTGAGCATTTGTAATTGTTCCAGACAATGCCGTTGTTGGAATTGTTGTGGAAGATGTTACATTGCTTGATCCATTGGCATACATATACCCTGTCAAACCAGTTACCGCTAAATTAGCAGTAGTTAGATTTGTAAAGGATTCACTTGCAGACCCTGGGATTCTTTCCCATTTACCATTACCAAATATTGCCCAGTCTCCAACCACCCAAACGGCATTACCATCTAAGTTTGTTGTTCCTGCTACAGATACCACATAGTAGTAACCCTGAGTGCCTACTGAAGACGTTAAAGTCGGTGTATTTGTACTTGCGTTCCAAGTTCCTTGATAGGCCGGTGCGTTTGTCGCTGCCGTTGTGACCGAAGTAACAATACCTTGAGAGTTAACTGTAATAACTGGAACAACTGAGCCTGAACCATAAGTACCAGAGCTAACCCCTGAAGTTGGAAAATCAGAATTAACCAATGATCTAAATGTGGGAGTTCCAGACGATCCGTTTGGTGCAGCGAACACCGTATTAGCCGTTTCACTTGCTAAAGTAGCCGTTAAAGTGCCTGAACCAGTTACAGGTGAACCGCTAACAGTAAAGATTGATGGTAATGACAAACCTACGCTTGTAACCGTTCCTGTGCCTGTAGCTGAGAGTGTTCCCCCCGAGAAAGTCACTCCAGTACCAATCGTTACATTTGAGAAACCACCCGATCCATTGCCGTAAAGTAAAGATGTGCCGGAAGTTTGGGGCGCAGGAGTATAAGTCAATGCGGTAGTTACATCGCTAGACGTAAGCGTTACCACTCCAGTCCTAGAGTTAAAAGAAGTAACCCCAGGAACCGACTGTACTGAATATTTGACGTTACCTTGACCAGTAACTATCTGCCAACCACTACCATGCGTATAAGTTAACTTATCTTGTGCGCTGAGTTGTACATAAATTAACTGGTAAGGTGTAGAAGTGTCCATCACCTGAATGGTGACGTTCGCTGCGACTGTATCGGTGTTTAAAACCGACAACATATCAATATCTCTTGTTGTACTAACAGCAGGAGCAGAGCAAATTGTTACCGCAGTTGTTCCGTTAGAGTTGGATAACTGAGTTGCGCCTAAATAAGATGTAGACGTTTGATCAGAATAGCAGACAACAATCTGCAAAGGGTTGGTCGTTGTTGCGCCCCCTAAGTAGAGTTGTAGTGATCTATTTACTGTATCAAGTCTTATCATAATTATCCATGCCTTGCGGAGAAAGCCAAACTTGACGGAGAACTACCCCCACCAGTTGCGTTTAGCGTTCCACCAGTAAAAGTTAAATTTGTTCCAATAGTCACAGGTTTTAACGATCCACCGCTTCCGTAAATAATTCCTGCAACCGTTGTATCCAACGTCATTGTCGCATTTTCACCGTAAGTTACAGTACCTGAAAAACCATTTTGATTCTGAATTGTTAAATTGTAAAGACCTTGACTTTGAATCTGAGTTAAGCTAAGTGGAGGTGTGTCTGGCCCTCCAGTTCTTTGATAAACCTGAACCAAAAACATTAACCACGTCTGATTTACCGATCCATCAGCGTTGAGGAACGGTACTCCTAGATGTGGTAAGTTTGAGGATAGATTACTCATTTTCTGTTTTGCTCTACGTCAACAAACGCACCATTCAGCGCAGTTTTAACAGGGTCTGACCATTGGAGTTGAAATACTCTATCTCTAGCCATTCCCAACCGCCACCAAGAAATCGAGGTTAAATACTGTCAAGTTGTGCCCATTGTTTGTCCAACTGGATTACCAAAAGTCCTACCCCGATCATCCGACCAGGATAAATAAACCGTTGCCGGTGCGTTACCTGATTCCATCTCAGCAATAAAATGTTTGTATCTCAAACGGTTAGAGTCATCATCTTCGGTATGATAAAAACTTCTAATCCGAACAATTGGCCCACCAAAATCAGAATAATTGTTTTGGTCTAAAACGTACAAATTGCCGTTTTCCCAGTCTCCTACGACAAGATTGCCATTAGCAAACGCAAAACAATTGCTCCTATGCCTATTAAAATCACCATCATTGTCCGTCCATAACCACTCGTTCCATTGATTGTTAGACAAATCAAAAACCCAAGTTTTATTAGCTTGTGGGAACGTCAATACATAAAAGAAATGTCCATTTAACTCATAAGTGTATGCAATAGCATCGGATAACTTAGAGTAAGTCTGAATCTCTTGATCCATTGCAAAGGTAGAAATCTGAACCGCACCAAAGTTTTGACTACGGCAAACATAAGCCTGACCCTGTGGACTTTGAGCCAACCAGTACACCTCACCGTCCATTTGAGCAATAGAGTTAGTCGCAGCGCACCCATATTGAATAAACGAACCTGGCAAGATTTGAAAAGGAAAAGCAGTATTTCCTGCATTAAACCAAACTTCAGAGGTAAATTCACCCAGTAAGTATATATAACGTCTTGATATACCTATGCCCACCAAATTATCAGGTGAACCAGACTTTGAAGCGTAGTTAAGTGGGTCAAACTGTGCCGTATTAATCAGGGAAATGTACCATTCTCTAGTCCCTGGATAATTACAAACAAAGTAACCATCCACATAATTAACTTGGTTTGATCCGTAAAAGCCTGGTTGATTGATAACCGAGAACGTATTGGTCGTAATGTTGTAGTCGTATCCTGCGCTTGTTCCGTCAACAATCAACAAATCAACTTGATTGTCAACCATCGAAACAGGCCCAAGGGAACTTGCGAGATTGCCAATAGGAGTAAGAATCCAATCAGTAGAAATACTGTAAAAAGTGTTGCCACAAACACCATAAAGTTGATTATTACTTGCATAGTAAAGCCCCCTCCAAGATGTTTGAGCAACTTGTCCTATCTTTGTTAGACCAGGTGTAGGGTAGTGCGTAAAAGGAAACACCACTCCTTCAGGGTTTTGCTCCATGTATAAATTAATACATCTTTGCGCCCCTGCAATAATGCTTTTGGTCTGGTATGCACCATTAGTTAGTGCTGCTTTTCCCATTATCCGGCACTACCAACATAGAAATCTCCATAAATATTGTAAGCACCAGACTTTCCTCTGAGTGCCACAGGCATGTGGAGAAGTGGAATTTGTGAATTGACTTCCTCAATCGCTCTCATGGATGCCTCTGCATATCCTGTGAGTTCTGGAGTAATCGGTAAACCATAAATAACACAGATAATTCGAGCTAAGTTCCATTGCATCGCTGAAAGATACTCTGGAGGCATAGTTACAGTATCCGTAATCGTCTGAAAAGCCTCCAACTGTGTCATCACAGTCAAGAATATCTCATACTGATTATTAGGTACAGGCCAAACGTAAATAGTACCGAGTGGGTAACCTGTGTTGTAGTAAATATACTGAGGAAAAGCGTTTAATTTCTTAATAGATATGCGGTTGTAATCCTCATTAGCCCTTAAGACTTCCAAAGGATAGTCAACAGGCAAAGGACTACCAGATTGCATCCTAAAAAACGCTGATTCTAGTTTGACTGGACGAGTAATGTTGAAATCACCACCAGTTCCGATTGTGTATGAGATTTGTCCTGTAGCAACTTTAGAAGTCGTTACCAGGTTATACACCATGTAGCGTCTGCGTTGCCATTGGGCAAGCATCATGTTTAATTGGTTGAAACAATCATTAATGTCGGTTGCGTTGGGAGTCTGACCAACACCAATGACGTTTGCTATTTTTAACGCTTGAGTGATTAGATCAGAGGGAGTTGTCGGCAGCGGTTGAGTCATTTTTTGGTCTGCC